ATGGAGCAGATAATCGAAACAATCAAGAGAATAGAAAAGGCACGTACGGCACTCCGTCAAGCCATAGTAGATAATGAACTGGCAACATCGCCAAAATTAAAGGACTTAAATCTCATTCCAAAGATTTACAAAGTGTTTGAGGAATTAAAGGGAAACGAAATAAAGGTAAACGACCGCAAAGAGTTTATCTTCGTTGTCATCTACCTTTACTCTCCTAATAAATTCTTTGGTGGTAAGATGCCGCAAGGACTTAGACGTGCCATAACCAAAGCTACCAAAGTAACCTGCGCAAGCGTTATTTCAGCAACCTGCACAGAGTTAATGGTACTTTACACCACTTATTCAGATTTTCGTCAAGGCGTGGACGAGCTTATCCAAAAAGTCAATGATGTATTAGAGTAATCCTATTTCCCTGTCTGTCTTTTGGTGAGATAAAAATGGTGAGTCTTGTCAAGGAAGACTACGTAAAAAGTATCACCTACAACATGACCAATAATAACTGACTTGTTATTGATGTGTATCCTTGCCCAATGTGCGTCTTCTGGCACATTTTGAGGATATAAGAAATCCGTTTTATCTTTAGATGGATATTTGTCATATATAGTAAACTTATCCCCATCTATACTTTGGCGTAACGGAGAACAACAATATCCTTGCAATGTCTCCATTGCTTTACTTAGAAGTCCGTCGTTTTGCCAATCCTTAAAGGTTGAACCGAACTTTTGGGTGGTATCGAGATACTGAAAGGATAGTTTAAAATTACTTGCCCTATCAGTATCTTTTACACTTGGCTTTAGTTTTATGAGAGGGCATGTCTTGCTTGCCTTTTTGATAGCCATTTATGCTCTACCTTGTTCTTTAGCGTAAAACTCCTTTGTGAGGGACTTTGATATATGCTCATGGCAAATATCTGCTTCACCGCGATTACCTCGTGCGGCAATCCACGGCAACTCTTCATGGGTAGCTTTTTCCAATTCCATTCCCTTCCACGTTGATAAATCTACAAGCACTTTAGTTATAAGTTCTTTTTGCTCCGATGAAAGTTTTTCAAATTCAGCATCAACATCTACACCAGTATCGGAATAGGCAACATCACTATACAAGATTGATTTGTCTTTAAGACTGTTATATACCTTTCGGCTCACTGGTCCATGCACCCATGCCTCAAACTGGTCTGTTACCAGTTCCTCACCGAAATAGGCAAGACAATACGCATCACAATAAAACAGCAGTTTTTGCAGCTTCAAATGTGACATAGCTCCATAATGCTTTAAAATGTAATTAGATAACACTATAGAGTCTATTTTTCCAAGATGTTTTGTTGCTTCCATATTCCATTGCTATTTACGCAACAAAAGTAAGCAGAAAAAAAATAGCATCCAAATTAAACCACTTAAATTATGTAAACTGATTAGATAAACCATTTAGTACGTTTATCTCCCTTTCTCGAACTTAATCGTTTTCCCACAATGGGGACAAATGATAGTGTTTGATGCGTCCTTTTCGTCCGCCACGAGCTCAGATACAGACACACCTATAATTGATGCTATCTCCTGCAATCTATCTAATGGCGTACTTCCATTAAGCAACTGCGATAATGAAGATTGGGACATACCTTTTTTATCTTCTCGCTTATTTGTCATTTCAGATGCCAGCCGTTCGAGTGTCCAGCCATGCTCTTTTATTACCTTTTTTATATCCATAAGTTATAACTAATATTAATTTGCTGCAAAGTTAATGTAATAATATGATAATAGCAAGAAAAGTGACTAAAATATAAGAAATAACTAATTATCTGCAAATAGAAGTTAAGATATGTCTACTATCTGCAAAGCAATGTTAAATATTAGATATTTCTTATTAAACTATTTGTGAGTATTAGAAATATCTTATATCTTTGCAATGTAGTAACCGCCTTAGTGGTGTTTGGTGGTAGAGAAGATATTTAAAGGGCATTAACTTCGAGGTCTAAACACCACATCAAGACTTCTTAGTTTTTGCCCTTGTTTTATGAATATAATTAATTTCAACATAGTATGACGAATTAGTTTTCAAAGGCGAGAACAGCCAAGCACTGACAAATAGTTTGTTGGTTGCTGAAAAGTTCGGCAAAGAACACCGCAATGTTTTACAAGCAATTAGGGACATAATCGGGTCTGCTGAAAATTCAGCATACCCCCAGATGTTTGTTGAATCGACCTATTATAACCAACAGAATGGGCAAAATTATCCTATGTTTGTTATGAATCGAGACGGCTTTACTTTGTTGGCTATGGGTTTCACAGGCAAAAGGGCAATGAAGTTTAAACTTGACTACATTGCAGCTTTCAATAAAATGGAAGCAGCCCTTAAAGATAGCCAAAAGAAGTTATCGGGTGCAGAGTACCTTTTACAGCAGGCACAGCTTATGGTAGAGCAAGAGCGTAGAATGAGTGCAGTAGAGCAGAGGCTTGACAACATGGACAGAGAACGCAAAGAAAACGGCGAGAAACTTCTTGAAGCCAAATTATCAGATGAGCGTTTACCTGAAATGAGCATGAAAGCAAGGGTAAATCAGCTTGTAAGAGAGTACGCTATTGCAACAAATACCGATTTCAAAGACGTTTGGCATAAGGTATATAGTCAATTATACTATCTCTATCATATATCTATCAAGAGTTACAAGAAACTTCACAACAAAGAGACAAAGTTAGATATTGCAGTGAGAAATCATTTTATAGATAAAATTTTCACCATTGTATCAAATCTTGTGCGTGAAAACAAGGCTGCATGAATATAAACAACAATCCGCCCATTGTAGGTTATACAGGGCGGATTTTTCTAAATATAATAATGTTAAATTGTATCTTTGTGATACATTAAAATGAGAAAAGTCGTATGAAAGTATTAAATCTTATCATCAAACAGAAGTATTTCGATGCTATCCTCGCAGGTCGCAAGGTACAAGAGTTCAGAGAGGTTCGCCCTACTACTGTCAAAAAGCTATTACAGCTTGATGAAGAGGGCTTTGAAATTGAAGATGCTGCCGGTAATGCGCAGCCTATCAAGTATGATGCTATTCAATTCTATGTAGGTTACAACAAAGACCGAGACAGCGCACTTATTGAGGTTTTGGGCGCACATTGCGAGATATTCGTAGATGAGAATAACGAGCCTATCACTTACGAGCATGGTAGGGATAAAGATGGCAATCCACTTGTATGGGTCGCAGAACAAGTGGTATTTGACTTGGGTAAGGTACTTTCACACAACATAAGAGACAAGTCGAAGAATGTGTAATCTCAATAGGTATTAGATTATGGCAAGAAGAAATGCACAAACAATGAAAGGTCGTATCGCAGGTGCAACAGGTTCTTATCTGGGCAATAGTGGACGTCATCAGTTAGTAGCTGGTAATAAATTGGGCAGTCATAAGACTGTATATAGGCAGCTTCGCAAGAGCTTTGGAATGAGCGCAGGATAATGAACAAATTACAAGAGGCACATAACGTTATATGCAGGGTGGCTGAAAAACAGTCATCTTGCATCGTTATGTGTTCACTTGGTAAGGATTCACTCGTAACTTTGGATTTAGTATATCCCCACTTTGAAAGGGTTGTATGTGTGTTTATGTACTTCGTTAAGGACTTAGACCACATTAATGGTTGGATAAGATGGGTAAAGAAGAAATATCCAAAGGTTGAATTTATGCAAGTTCCTCATTGGAATTTAACGTATATTCTTCGTGGCGGTCTGTATTGTGTTCCTAATCCGAAAGTAAAGCTGCTGAAACTCGCTGATGTGATTAAGGCAGTGAGAATGAAGACAGGTATTTACTATACGTTCTTAGGTATGAAGAAAGCGGACGGAATGAACCGAAATCTTATGCTCAAAGGTTATGAAGCTAACGAGTATGAGAATAACGGTTTAGTTTATCCTCTTGCTTCATGGACACAGAAAGACGTTAAAGCATATATGCGTATGAAGCGTTTACCGCAGCCAGTTTTATACGGCAACAAGGCAAGTAACGGATTAGGATTTAACATAGATTGCTTTACATGGCTTAACGAGCACTATCCGCAGGACTTGCAGAAGATATACAAAGTGTTTCCAATGAGCGAGAGAATTTTATTTGAACAGAAGTATAAACAGGATAACAAGTAAAAATTATGGCAAGAAAAACTCTTAGACAGATTTACGCACAAGCAGAAAGATTGAGTGAGGCGAATTGGCGAAGAAAGAATACTTGGGAAACAAGTGCATTGAGCCGAAAAGCTAAGCAGTCAAGAGACAGGCTTATTGCAAGGGCAGAAAGTCGTGCAGTTCAGCAGCACGGATATGGCGCAGTAGCAGGATAACAATTAAAAAGAGAAAAGTCAGATGGATAACAAATACTTCACATCAGAGAGCGTGGAACTCCTACGCTCTCAAATAAAACTTCATGAGCAGAACCCTCGTACAATTCCCGAAGAGAACCGCAAGGCTCTCAAACGTGGTATAAAGAAGTTCGGCATGGTCGGAGGTATCGTGGTGAACAAGCGGACAAACAACACACTTGTAAGCGGACACCAACGGCTTTCGGTCATGGACGAACTCCAAAAGTACAACCCCGATACAAAGGATAACGACTACCCTATCCGAGTGGACTTGATAGACGTTGAACAGAAAGAAGAGAAAGAGCTGCTTATCTTACTCAACAACCCATCAGCACAAGGAGAGTGGAACTATGATACACTTCGTGAACTTATCCCAGACATTGACTACAAGGATGCAGGGCTAACCGAGCAAGACCTCGATATTATTGGTGTTGATTTCCACTTCCAGACAGAAGAAGAAAACACCATCGATGATGAACTCGACACACTCATGGAACCCGTCAGAGAAGAAAGACAGGCAGAAGTAGCACAAAAGCAAGCAGAAAGAGCGGAGAAAGTTGCTCATATGAAGCAAGTAAAAGAAGAAGTGAAACAAGCCGCTACAAAGGCAGCCGCAAACATGGACGCTTATCTTATGCTATCATTCGATAATTGGGAGGCAAAGGCGGAATTTTGTGAGAAGTTCGGCTTTAACCCCGATGAGAAGTTCCTCAAAGGTGAAGTATTTTCAGAAAAGATAGAAACACTTTTAACTGAATAATGGGTGAAGGGATATTGATATATGGTTTAAATGGTAGCAAGCGGAGATACACAAGAGACCTACAAGGATTTGCAGATAAAGTTCTTGCAAGTGGAAGAGTAAGGAAATCCGTGTATGTCTTCGGTAGGACAAACAAAGCATATCTAAGGGACTTGTCTCGGAAAGGTATTGTAGTAAAGTCCGAACTTGCTGCTATCACCGATAAAACCATATTGAAATATCGTAATCACCCAAAGAAACAGAAAGGAGCAACGGTTAACATACATAGATTTAGAATGGTTGAATCAGCGGTAAAGAAACCGAAAAATGTCTATATAGACAGAAACAGAAGCCGCCTAATCTATGTATCAAGTGTGAAATATTCTAAAGGTAAAGTATTGAAAGTTGTGATAGAACCTAATCAGAAGATAGGTAAACGATATTACAATCAAGTCGTTTCTATTGGAGTAGTAGATAAAAACAAAATGAACGCACCACAATATACAAAAATAAAATAGGGGCAATTAAGCCCCTAAGTAGATTGGCGAAGGAGTTGAACCTTGCAATATGCAGCCTTTCGGGTGCCTCGCTACCGATGCGACCATCAATCTATATTGCAAATGTAAAGAGAATATTCGATAAAAGCAAATTATAATCGTTAAAAAATATGGCAAAACCAAAACATGACTACGATAGTGAAGATTTCTACAAGCGCATAGAAGGTCTTGCAATGAATGGATACACGGATGGGGAGATTGCGAATGAACTCAACCTATCCGCAGATGTGTTTGGCTCTATGAAGAACGGTAACTATCAATGTTGGGATGAGGAAGAAAATAAGCGCAGGGGGGATGAAATTCATAGGGTCTTAGCGCATGGACGGACAAGAATTATAGCTTTGCTTCGTGGTGCATACATCAAGGGTGCGTTCGGTGGAAAGAAGACGAAATCCAAAATCGTCAAGTACGTTCAAGACAAGTGCGAGTGTATGGGGGCGGACAAGAAATGCCCATATTGTGGTGGCACAGGCTGGGTAACTCTGACGGATAAAGCAGTGGTGCAAGAGTCTGAAATGGAACTTCCTCCTAACATGCAGGCTATCGCTACATTGCTCTATCATCACGACCCAACATGGCGCAAATTGGAGAAGAAACAAGATGATGAAGATGCTTTGTACTCCGAGAATGGTATCGACATTGATAAATGGATGACCGACAACACAAGTGAATAGAATAACCCCACAACAGATATATGCTCCGTTGTACCACAATAAGGATAAATTTATAATCCTTGTTACAGGTGGTAGAGGAAGTGGAAAGAGTTTCAATGTTTCTACTTTCATTGAACGTTTGTTGTTTGAGGTAAAGCATCCCTCCCCTACTAAGAGGATTGTCCATCAGATACTCTATACTCGTTATACTATGGTATCGGCTTCTATGTCTGTTATCCCCGAGTTTATGGAGAAGGTAGAACTTGATGGAAACTCGAAATGGTACACACACACCAAAACGGACGTAAGAAATCTCCGCAGCGGTGGCGCAGTGATGTTTAGAGGTATCAAGACAAGCTCGGGAAACCAAACGGCAAAGCTGAAATCTATTCACAGCGTTACAACCTTTGTAGTAGACGAGGCGGAGGAGTGGGTATCTGAGAAAGAGTTTGAGACAATAATGCTCTCAATCCGTCAGAAAGGAATACAGAACCGCATTATCATCATTATGAACCCTACTGACAACAACCATTGGGTTTACAAGCGGTTTTTTGAGAACACCCACGAGGAGGTGATGTATGACGGTGTTCCCGTTCAGATTAGCACCCATCCGAACGTATTGCATATCCATACAACCTACTTGGATAATTTAGAGAACCTTTCTCCCGAGTTCATTAAGGAGGTTGAGGACATGAAAGCTAACAACCCCGAGAAATATGCGCACACCGTCATGGGTAGGTGGGCAGATGTTGCCGAGGGATCTGTGTTCAAGCATATTGGTGTGGTCAAGGAGTTTCCGAAGTGGTGCAAGAAAGTTGCAATCGGTGATGACTTTGGGTTTACCCACGACCCAAGCGCAGGAATACTATGCGGTATCATAGATAATGATTTATACCTCGACGAGCTTTTCTATCGCACAGGTATGTTGTCATCTGACATTGCAAAGGAACTCAAACGATATGGCAGCTTAAAGGTATTCTCCGAAAGTGCCGACCCTCGACTGATACAAGAGATACACAATGCAGGCATAAAGATTTACCCCGTGGATAAGAGCGGTAACTCTATCATAGCAGGAATAGACAAGATGCTATCCTTTGACCATATCTTTGTAACTGAAAGGTCGTACAACCTCCGTACAGAGTTCAGAAAGTACGTATGGGACACTGACAAGGACGGCAACTATATCAACCAGCCAATAGACAAGTATAACCACGGCATAGATGCGGTTCGCTATTATGTCCTTGGACAATTGTTAGGAAAAATTTTAAAACCAAAGGGCGACATGGCAGCAGCGTTCGCCCGATAAATAGGATAACGATATGTATATAGTTCAGACAACAGATTTATTCAACTTCCGTGATGTTTTTGCATCAAGCCACCCACAAGTAGCCTTTGAGTATATGAAAGGGTTGGAAAATCATCACGGGAAGAGATTTAGAATTATAAAACAGTAGTAGACTATGGATAACCTTGTTTTACGTACAGGAGAGAATATGGCATGTGCTTTCAAAGATGCCGCGGCAAATATGAAAGACTATGCAGTAAATATTAGAAAAGTGTTTCCACTTAATAAGAAAGGATAACAATATGATAAAGACATTAGACGAAATCCTCGCACTTGAGGACATTGATAAGAAGATTAGCTACCTCAAGAAAGGCAGGCGCAATCCTCTTCCCGACACGTTAACAAATCTTGCTGATTGGGACATGACGAAACATGACATCATGAATCCCAAACTTTACAAGAAGATTAAAGTCCTTGTAAAGATGGCAGAGGATAAGTTAGACCCCGAGAGCGGCAAGACAACACACATACCTGAACAATATGAGATGAAAGAGCCTAACCGCATCGCACTCCCTATTGAGCAGGATATAGTAAACATCCATACCGCCTTTTGTGTCGGTACAGAACCCACGCTTGACTATAATCCCGAAGATGATGGGGAAAAGAATGTATTTGAAACCATTAAACAGGTATTTAAGAAGAATAAACTGAAATTCCAAAACCGCAAATTAGTCCGTTCTTGGTTATCAGAGCAGGAAGTGGCGGAGTATTGGTATGTTGTCAAAGATGATGGTTTTTGGGCGCAGCTAAAGCGCAGAATTGCGTCCCTCTTTGGAAATAAAGTACCCGAATATCAGTTAAGGTCACAAATATGGTCGCCTTTTCGCGGCGATACATTATATCCTTTCTTTGATGATAACGGCAACATGATAGCTTTCTCCCGTGAATACAAGAAGAAGGACTTAGACGGCAACGAACACACCACATTTATGACTATTACCGAAGATAAGGTGTATCAGTGGGAACTTGATAAGACATGGTCGGAGAATGTAGAACGCACGTTTGCACATCAGTTTAAGAAACTCCCCGTCATGTACGCCTTTCGTCCCGAGCCACTATGCGCTAAGGTTAAGCAGTTACGCATCCGCCTGGAGAAGTGTTTGAGTGGCTATGCTGATTGTATAGATAACCACTTCTTTCCACTCCTTATGCTCTTTGGAGAGTTGCAACCCGACAATTTGAGCGGTGATGCGCGTAACAGAATGATGCAGCTGACAGGAGATGGCGCAAATGCACAATATCTCACATGGAATCAATCCTCCGACCCTATCAAGGTGGAGATTGAAACCTACTTTAATCAGATATACGGACTGACGAACACGCCTCGTATATCATTCGACCAACTCAAAGGCACGGGCAACGCTCTTAGTGGTACGGCTTTCCGATATGTCTTTATGGCTGCTCACATGGCAGTACAGAACCACGCTGAGGAATTAGGAGAGTTCTTCCAACGACGTGTTAATTTCCTTACATCTGCCATTGGTACACTGAACTCATCTCTTGAAGCCGCAAGTAAGACGGTAAGCATCGAAACAGAGATTGTTCCTTTCATGATTGATAGTGAAAGAGATAAGGTCGAAACGGCTGCTGCTGCTGTCAGTGGCGGTGTGTGGAGTACGGAACACGGTGTAAGTTTCTGCTCAAACTATGGTGAGTTGCAAGACGAGTTGCAACAAATAAAGGAAGAACAAAAGGAAAAGGCGGCATTGGCTCAAAATCCGACAGAAGAATAATTTTAATCGTTTACAAATTTTATATAACATTTTAGGCTTTCGTCCGAGAGGATAGAAGCCTTTTTTTATGCCTTTTTACAACAACGCTTCGGTTGTGGCTTATGACCAAAAGAAAAACACAAATTCCCTTTCTATAATGTGTATCTTTGACTTCGGTAATCAGATTGTTTCAGGATAACACTTTATAAAGCATGAACATTTACGAACAAATTTTGGCAGGACTTAAAACCAAATTTCAAGGGGTTGAGGATGCCACACTTCAGCGTATCGCAAGCAAGAAAGCTGAAGGAGTAACGGACGAGAGCAAGGTAAACTCAATCGTTGAGGGTATCTCCTTTCAAGACGTTCTAACAAGTTATGGCGACTATCGGGCTGATGGTGCGCAAAAGACCGCAGTTTCCAACTACGAGAAGAAGCACAACATCAAGGACGGAAAGCCAATCGAGGAACCAAAGCCACAAGACCCATTACCAACACCAGCTCCACAACCAACGGAACAAGTGCCAGCATGGGCGCAAAGTCTTATTGACTCTAATAAGACATTGAGCGAGAAGTTAGCAGCAATGGACGCAAAGACAAAGGCGGACGAACGCAACCAACAGATTGCAGCAGTGGCAAAGTCATTCGGTATCCCTGAATATGTCTATAAAGGAAAGCAAATCGCTGATGATGTAGACCTTAATCAGTACTTCACGGACGTGAAGCAGGAGATGCAGAATGGTGGATTCCAGTTCGCAAAGTCTCCCGAAGAGGGAAACCACGAACACAAAGACGATATGGATAGTCTTTTGGATAGCGTCAATAAGCGAACCGAGGCTATCAAAACAGAAAACGAAAAAAAGTAAATCATTATGGCAGCAGGAATTAAGTTTGAATCCACGCCTCCTATCGAAAGGGAGGTTTGTGACGAGAAATCTCTATATCGCCTCACAGATGGTGGTATGGACTTAGACATGAGTAATCTCCCTAATAAGGGATGGTTGCCCGAACTTACGCCTATCTATCGTGATAAGGTAGAGCGCAAGGCGGTAGTGTGCATCCGTGTCAAGGTAGCAGAAAAGGCTACCACGGGAGCAACGACTATTAAAATCGCAAAGTGTCCATTTACTGATTTTATCAATGCAGGTACTCTTCTTTCTGATGGAACAAATGTTATCACCGTGAAATCGGTAGATAATTCCAATGAGGATTACGATACAATTACCACCAAAGAAGCGACAAAGGCTGATTTGGAAGTTGGTAAGGTACTTCCCGAGGCAAAGAGTGCATCTGACGCTAAGGCTAAGAATGTAGCTAACTTCGCTTCATTCGGTTGGCGCAACTTGGCAAAAGAGAATACCGTTGCATTGGTTGGTCGTGCATTTTCAATCGTTGAGGACAACCTTTACATTCCTTTCACAGAGGAAGATAAGGCGGCTCTCACAGGACGTTTCATGTTTATCTAAAAAAAGAGGAATATATGTTATTAACAATAGATTCATTACTGAATAGCCCTAAGTTCCTCAAAGCGGTGATAGACCGTTCTATTGTTACTATGGGCGAACTTGACAAGGTATTTTGGAAAGACTACCTTGTTTATGAGAGAACTAATCCCGATGGTTCTTTCAAGACTTATATGGGTACGCAGGTGGGTGTCATCGCAGGTACAGTTATTGACAGATATGCAGGGAAGCCTGTCAGAAAACGCCATGCTCTCACACGTGGTTTTGGTGAGGTGGCTTGCTTAGGCGACGCTTACCAAATGGACAATACTCGTCTTGAACGTCTTACATGGCTTATAGAGGAGTATAACACGTTGAGCATTCAGTCGAGCAATACCGATGCCATCTCTGCTAAGATGGACGAGATTGTGAACTTCTTGGTTGATGACGTACGTCAATGTATGCTTGCTCCTATGAAACGTCTTGATATTATGTTGGGTGATTTGCGCTTCAATGGCTCTACCAAGGTAAATGGAAAGGCGAACAAGCAGGGCGTATCTGTAGATACGGTAAAATTGCCTATCTACACAAAGGCAGCCGCTTCTGCCGACAAGGATAACATCCTTTCTTGGCTTGAAACGGAGTTCGTGGATAAGGTACGTTCAAAGGGTATGCTTTTCGCAACAGCCGAAATGAATCGCCACACATTTAATAATCGTATCGCTTCGTCTAAGGAGTTCCAAAGCAAGTTTACGATGAAGTTTGGTGATATGGAGTTCAATACAGGTGGCATCGTCACTCCCGATATGGTAAACCGCCTTATCGAATCAGTAGGCATGCCGTGGCGAATCCGTATCAAGGATGAGTATATTCAAACATCAGAGAGTGAAATGGTAAATGCCGTCCCAGATGACAAGATTTCATTCTTGCCTATGATGGCGGATAATACCAAACTTGGCTTTATGCGTTGGAAGAAGCCTTACGAAATGACCGACAAGGTTAATGATGGTCGTGCCTATCAAGAAATTGAAGATGGCAGGGGATTTATCTCATCTAAACGAACCGACGAAGGGCGTTTTATGGAGTATGGTTTCGAGGCTATCCCCGACATCAATATTCCTAATAAGATGGCTATTGCTGACCTTTCAAAGCTCGGATAATGATAGTAAGGAAGTACATATCAGACAAGTTTCAGTCTTTCGGCATACAAGTGTCGGAGGCTGACTTGTTGGATATGTCTCTCAATGCGAAAGTGGCAATAAGTGATGATGTGATGAGTGATAACGTAGATTCTATTTCTGTTGCTATTGCCCAATTTATTCCATCCCTTTTGCTTCGTCCTACTTCTATCAGTGAGAGCGGTTTCTCTATGTCGTGGAATACTCAAGGCGTAAAGGACTATTACTCTCTCCTTTGTAAGAAGTACGGATTGAAAGACGAACTCAACGACAATAAACCGAAGATACGCATCTTATGATATTCGCACCACACATATTACAGGTTAAAAGGGTAACTCCTTTTCAAGAGGACGAATACGGACACCCAATCCCTAACACTGGAGGTGAAGAGTGGGTAACACTCTGTAAGTGCCGTTGTGATGACAACACAACAAAAGAGTTTAACTCTCCTAATGGTGATGTGTACAGACCTAATTTCCACGTAGTGTGTGAGATGAATGTCGATATTAAAGCAGGTACAGATGTAAGATGTCTTGAGGGGGACAGCGTACGAGGAGAAGGTAAGGTTTACATTGTAAAGAACGCTAATTATTTCAATAACTCTGAATTATGGTTATAGATAGTGACTTCTCCGATGTAGACCAATTCTTTGATGATGTTGAGTGGGAAGTACAAAAAGGTATGATAGACGTTGGCGATGCAGCTGTAAAGGATGCAGAAGAAAGCGGAACATACCAAGACCACACACTCACTTTGAGAACGTCTAACACCTACGATGTAGACAAAGATGGGCTGACATTAGAGAACACCGCTCCTTACGCTTCCTATGTTGAGGCAAAGGGATTTGTTGTACTGAGTGACCCTGCATTGAGAGCAGAGAAGAAACTAAAAGAAATGTTTGAATGATAGTAACTACCGACATAGCAGATATTCTTTACCGAGATTGCAAGGCGTTTGGGATAGAGATAGTTCCTTTCGGCAAAACCCTTACGGGCGAGTTGAAAGACGAACGCATCACTATCCACGTGAAAGGACAGACCCCGAGCAAGTATTGGGAGAAGTGTTTTTGTGAAGTCAATCTGTGCGTGCCTGATTTGGGGGTAAATATTGCCAATACGCTCCGATTAAAAGAATTGGAACGAAAGGCAAAAGAACTCTTCAAAAGCGTAACGGGCGAGTTTGACGGAACAAGATACAACTATGAGGTAGATACAATCCACATAGAAGCGGACACTGCTTTGAAGTGCCATTTTATTAATTGTAGAATATTGTTTAACGCATTAAACGTAAAGTAAATATGGGAAAAATTTCAGCTGTCGGCATTAAGAAGATTTTTTATGCTGACATTTCCGTAATCAAGAATGACCTTACCGCAGCAAGTGCAAGTACAATCATCAAGGCTGCCAAGACAGCTAAGAATGAGGTGCTGAACGTGCATGGTGAAACATGGAACATTGAGGAGAGCGAGGCTTCCGTTACTCCATACAAGAACCAGCTCACGGGTCAAGCATACCGCTATGACACCACTCAAGGAGAGATTACCCCTCAGTTCTCAATCGGTCAGTATGACTATGCTGCCAAAGCTGCTCTTATGGGTGGTGAAGTCATCAAGAAGGGCGGTGCAGGCACTGATAAGGATGACATCGTTGGTTGGAAGCGAGCTACTGATAAGGTTGTCATCAAGAAGGCTCTGTTCTGTCTAACTGAGGACGATGTTTGGTTCATCTTCCCTAACTGTCAGATTGTAGCACGTGAGGCGAACACCGACAAGGCTATCGCTATTGCAGTCAAGGGTCTTGTTCAGGCTCCTATTGCTGATGGTGTGTCACCAGAATATAACTTTGACGAGTCAGAGGTAAAGGCTTTGGCATAAGGTAAAGTTTCAGGATAACATCGGGGTGGAACGTGGCGAAAAGACCACCTCCACCCCTTTTTATTTTCATTATGAGTAAAGCAAGTAAATTAATATCAGATGCAATCTTAGGCAATGATTATGCGATTGTCTATGTGAATAATCAAGCATATGCTATCCAACCTCCTACGATTAAGCGGTTGGCAGGTGCTATTTCGTGTATCAGTGACATAAACCTATCAGAAGGTAGCTCAGTAAAAGAGATGCTCCTATCTGCAAAGGATAGCGAAGCATACGCAAAGGCTCTCTCGTGGCTTATGGCGGGCGATTTATCCAAGACAAAGGAATTATGTAATGGAACACTTGATGAGGTCGCAGATGCGCTGGTCGCAGGTTTTGACCTTATCGGTATTGCCCCTTTCTTGAAAGCTGTCAGTTTGACGAAGAACGCAAGCCTGCTGGCAGCAACACCGAAGTAGTCGGGAACAAGACACTTTTAGGGCAAATAGCGTCATTCATGGATAGCTTGCATCTAACGTATGACGAAGTAGTTAATCAAATTCCTTATCGCAATCTTATTATTATGCAGAAAGACAAACAACACGAGGCTTTCGGTGACGTGGTGAAGAAAATCAGCGGTAAGGAACTCGCAAACAGAAGAAGAAAGTAGAATATGGCAGAGTTGAAATTCCGTGTACAAGCGGACTATGAGAAAGTCCAGCGGTTACGAGATGAGATAACTAAGTTAAAGCAGGAGATTAAAGGCGTAGATGCTATTCAAGACCCTACATCCTTTAATAAGCTGAATAGTAAATTACAACAGACCTCTAAAGAATTAGGGACTGTCACTGGTAAGATTGCCGAAGCATCCGCTGCAATGGAAACAGACTTTAAGCAGAAGATATTTGCAGCATCGCAGGGTATCAATGATTTTACAGAGAAGATTATTGCACAGAAGGCTGCTGTCCGCGCAGCGCAAGAGGACGTGCGTAGGCTGTCAGAGGCTTATCGAGATGCGAAGAGAAGTAACAGTGACAATGCAGATGGACTCCTTTCGCAGGTAAGAGGTGCTAAGTCGGTACTTGATGAACAGCGAGCAGCACTTTTCTCATTAACACAAGAGCAGGCAACGGCAAGGCTATCAGTAAAGAAACTCCGTGACGAATACGCATTGTTACGGCAGGAAGGTGGCGGAACAGCAGAAACCATGAACATGCTTACTGGTAAGCTCAAGCAGATGAGCGGCATGCTTCTTGGCGGTATGGGGTTAAAAGAACTCGCAAGCAGGGTTATATCCGTCCGTGCAGAGTTCGAGGGCATGGAAACATCCCTTAAAGTCCTTTTAGGTGGCAATGAGGAACGTCTAAACAATATCATGGGGCAGATAAAAGAATATGCCCTTGCTTCGCCTCTGAACACAAAAGATATGGTAGGTGCGGTGCAGATGATGACTTCCTTTGGTATCGAGGCTGAGAAGTCTATCGACTACCTAAAGGCTATTGGTGATATTTCTATGGGCGATACTGGTAAATTCAATTCCCTTGCACTCGCTTTCTCACAGATGAGTAGTGCCGGCAAGTTGATGGGGCAAGACCTGCTAAAATGTGTGGCGTGATAGGTAGGAATACCTATTATAATTATCGGGTAAACTATCGGTGAACCCTAAATTTACTGAAATCGGTCTTTGAAATGTTGTAGAAAATTAGTATCTTTGTACCAAGATATAAAACAGATGGTAGATGCAAAAATATTACGTTTATATTTGGTACTTAAAGAGTTCTAGGGAAGTTTTCTATGTTGGAAAAGGTAGCGGAAATCGTGTAACAAGCATGAAAAACCGCAATAAACATTTTCGCAATATTAGAAGCAAATGCGAATGCGGCTACGAAATCGTTAAATACTTTGACGATGAAGAAGAAGCATACGATTATGAGTTGAAACTTGGAACAGAGTATAAAGCCAAAGGTCAAGCGTGGTGCTGTTATGTTTTAGGCAAAACAGATAAATTTCTATCAAATGAAATGAAGAAGAAAATTGCTAAGACCTTAAAAGGCAATACTCCTTGGAATAAAGGTAAACACATATCCGAAGAACAAAAGGAAAAACTTAGATTGGCGCATTTAGGGAAAAAGCAATCAGAAGATGCAAAGAAAAGAAGAAGTATTGCTTTAATGGGGCATAAAATGTCTAAATCTACTTGTAAAAAGATAGCATTGTCAAAAATGGGAGAAAAGAATCCTATGTATGGCAAAAAGCAATCAGAAGAAACCATAAGAAAAAGGATGGCGAAAATGATTGGGCATGAAGTTTCAGAAGAAACAAGAATGAAGATTGGCATTTCTAACGGCAAAAAAGTTGCTAAAATCGAAGTTGGAACAGATAAGATACTAATGCTCTATAATAGTGCGTCCGAAGCGGCACGACAAAACAATATGAAGAATGAAAGTATTTCTAAATGTTGCAGAGGCGAGCGCAAGACATCGGGCGGTTTCAAATGGCAATATCAGTAAACATGGCAATACCGAGCTAAGGCGCAAGATTGCGAAAGGCTTGCGAACAGTGTAACGCATAGAGGGTGAATAAATATAATCCCTCCACGAGTATCCGACACCCCACCGAGTAATCGAGGGTGAAAATGTATGCTGAACTTATAGGAAACTATAAGAACTATGGGATAAAAAGCCTGTAGGGTAACAAAATGGCAAATGGTCAATGCTGGGTTCAACCCATTGGAGGAAATATCACGTAAGACGGGCAAATCTATTGGCGAACTAAAAAACGAAATGTCAAGCGGTGCTATATCGTCCAAGATGGTGCAAGATGCGTTTATATCCGCCACTTCCGCAGGTGGTAAATTCTTTGGCATGGCGGATGAGGGTTCTAAGACACTCAATGGACAGATTTCAATGCTCCAAGAGAGTTTTGATAATATGTTCAATGAGATAGGGTCAAAGGGTGAGGGCGTTGTTATGGATGCCGTGCAGGCTGGAACATACCTCGTTGAGAACTATGAAACTATCGGTAAGGTCTTAGAGGGTGTTGTAATAGCTTATGGTACATATAGAGCCGCACTCATAGCAAATACAGTCTTAGAACAAATCCAATTTATAGCAAGGGCAGCTTCTATAACAGGAACATCCGCTTTGTCAGTTGTTACGGGGATATTACAGAAACAAGTAGCCGCACTTAATGCAACAATGATGATAAACCCTTATGTAGCACTTGCTGCCGCCGCTATTGGTTTGGGTGTAGCTATCTATACTCTCACAGATAGGACAACTGCTGCATCGGAAGCCCAGAAACGACTTGACGCTGCAAATGATGAGGTTGAAAAGTCTACTAATAAGGAGATAACTAAGTTAAATGGTCTATGCGAGGTATTAGAAACAACTAAAAAGGGTTCTAAAGAGTGGAAAGCAGCAAAGGACGCTATTATATCTCAATACGGGAAATATGATAGCAAACTCGTTGCCGAGATAGAGCGCACGGGGACACTTACAGGGTCGTATAATCGCCTTACTGATGCTATTAGGAGAAGTATTGCGGCAAGACAGCTAAAGCAGTTCTATGATAAGTCAGTACAAGAAACAGAAGATGCGAATCAAGATCTCACGCATAAAATGTACGAGGCTATTCGTGCTAAATATGGAGCCCAGCCTACTAGAGACATTATGCGACAGATTAACGCATATGCAAATGGTGATAAAACAGCGTTGGATAAAACTGTATATTATACCAAAAACGGCAAAAAAACAAAGACTACATACAGAGAGTTATTAAAGGGTGTAGGAACTCGCACACGACATGACGAACTGGGCAATCCTATATTATTAAGTGCGTATGACACTATTATTGCTAATGCCAATAGGATGAGGGATAACAAAAAAGAAATGAAGGCAAGCGTTAACCAGTTTATGGATGAAAATGGAATCAGCCAGAAGGATGGGAATGAAATTATCTACGGCATTAAAAACCCATCAAACGGCAATAACAATGGCGGTAATGGTGACGTTAAATATACAAAAGCCCTTAGTGATGCTCGTACTGCTGCTGTAAAGGCACAAAAGGCTTTAGCAAACGCAAAAAAGCAAGGCACAAAGGCTCAATTTCTTAAAGCACAGGATGCGTACAAAAAAGCAAATGAGGCATACTCCCAATTATCGGGGAAAACTCTAGAAAGCGAAGCAAAAGAGGCTGTTACTGCACACAATAAGGCAGTATCTGATGCAAAAAAGGCGCAGAAAGATGCGGAGAAAGCAGCAGAAGATGCACAAAAGGCAGCCGAGCAGCAGAATGAAGCAAATGAGAAAGCCTTTGAGTTAAAAACAAAGACACAGATAGAGAATGCCCGTAAAGCGGAGGACTTAGCAAACGAAACCGAGCAGGCAGAGATTGACATCCTCAAAGATGGCAACGAGAAGAAACTCCGTCAAATAGAACTCAATCATAAGAAAGAACAGCAGGCTATTGATAGAGCCTTTGAGGACATCAAGCAACGTCGTATAGAGCAAGCAAAACAAGCATGGGAGGCAAACCCAAAGAACAAGGGAAAGAACTTCTATGAAAGTACATCGTATAGTTATGCTTCATCTGACGAAAGATATACAACAGAAGAGCATACGAACTATGATTCTAAAACAAAGGCAGCATGGCATAAGTATGATGAAGAGGTTAAAAAGATACAGGAAGAGGAGAAAGCAACTAATGAGAAACGTGCTTTATCTATAATCTCCTATCTCAAAGAGTACGGCACAATGCAAGAAAAGCGTCTAGCAATAGCAAAGGATTATGACGCTAAGATTGAGAAAGCCGAAACAGAAGGAGATAGACTCTCTCTTAATGCACAAAAAGCAAAAGCAATAGCAGACTTTGATTTAAAAAACGAAAAAGACAATCTCAACTGGGATGAAATCTTTGGAGATATTGGGAATCAAACGATAAAACAGCTAGAGGTAGTAAAAGGCAGGCTTCGGGAAATGCTTTCATCCGATAACCTCAATGTGACAGACTACAAAGCTATTGTCGAGCAGATAGAGAAAGTAAACAATGCAATAGTCGATTCACAAGATAAGCAGAAGAAATTCTTTAATTTCTCCACAGAACATGGCAAGGAACGAAGAAAGTTAGAGATGGACGTAGCTGACGCCTTAGAGAGGCAGGCGTCGGCAGCAGGTAGATTATCTGTTGCTACATTGAGAAATATGGAAAAGCTACGGAACGCTCGCCAGTCTGTTGAAAATGCAGGGGTAAAAGTAAATGGAGATATTTCCACTGCAAACATTGACAATATCCTCAAGCAGATAGAGGATAAATACGGCAAAGATAGTGCTCAATATAAGGATGTCCAAAAAGCAATGGATGCCCTTGCTGCAAGCGAGCGTGACCTTATTAATGCAAACGAGCAAAAGAAGAAATCCGACAACGATGTTTCAAAGTCGCAAGGGAAGTTAAACAAGTTCATAAACGACTTTAATGAGAACATGAAAGCGTTTATGTCTGCTTTCAGTTTGGTATTGAATAATCTTAATGACCTCCCCGACCTATTATCGAAGTTTGGCGTTTCTGATGATAGTGACCTTATGAAAGGCGCAAAAGAGATAGTGACAGCAGGCAAAGAGGGTATGCAGGCTATTAAAGACTTCCAAAGTGGAAACTTTGTGGGGGCTGCTGCTCATGGCATGGAATCGGCTGGAGCTATCGGGAGAGCTGCTATTACTCTATTTGGCGGTAGTGGTAATGAAACCGCCATGGAGAAAGAGATAGAACGCCTTGCAAAAGCTAATGAGGGACTTTCTAAGGCTATTGATACGCTTTCAAATAACATTGAGAAGAAAGATAACACAAACTCTCAATCTGTTGATGCGTATAAGAAAGCCAAAAAGGCAGAAGAAGAATGGGAATCCAACCAAAGGAAAGCTATCAATAATAGAGCAAAGGAATACGCTAATACAGGTTACGGATTCTTAAAGCTAGGTGGTAGAAGTTCCTTTAATGCGTTTGCAAATGAGAATAAAAAGATATGGACTAGCTTTAATGCTACTCTTCAATCTTTAGGGTCAGATAAGCGAGTAAGTAGAGCCGAGGATTTATGGAATCTTTCTCCCGAGTTATTAAAGCAACTTCAAGCGAACAATAATACTGCATGGAGAGAATTATTTAATAACAAGGGACATAAGAATCCAAAGGAGTTGGTAGATGAGTACATTGAGCGTGCTGGCAAAGCCGAAGAATTAGCAGATAAACTCAATGAGAAACTAACAGGATATTCTTGGGATGGCTTTAAGGATAGTTATTTGTCTGCACTTGAAGATATGGAGAGCGACACAGAAACCTTTGCTAATAACATTAACAATGTCATTGGTAAGGCTATTCTTAACTCTCTCGTCAATAGTTCTGATATCCAAGAACGAATTAAGAAAATCCATAAAATGATAGCTGACGCTGCCGAAGATGATAACTTTACAGAGAATGAAGTAGACGCTATCAGAAAAGAGAATAGCAGCTTGTCAGATATTCTTTTGCAACGTCGTGAATCGCTAAAAGCTATGGGGTTACTTGTTGATAGCAACGAATCTCAAAAAGCAACTGCTAACGGAGTGACATCTATCACCTTTGAGCAGGCAAGTAATATCGTAGCACTCACCACAGCAGGGAATATCTCACGTGACCAGATTAAAGAAAGGTTATCTTTAATGAACGCCACTATGGACGATATTAGAGCATTGATTTCTCAAATAGATTCATCTACTCCCGACTATGCCAATAGTAATCGTGCTATTATCAACAATAGCTATACACCTCAAATTCAAGTGTCATTCCCGAAAGAGGAACTGCAAAATATCAATGGGAAAATAGGCACAATTCTTGCGGTGGTTGACGAGATGCGCACACATGGAGTTGAGAGCCTATTGGTACAGAAACAATCAACAGATGATATTGTAAGGATTGCTAAAAATGGAATGGAGATTAAATCCTATGTAGAGAATATCAATAAATCTACAAAAGAATTGTTGAGATAAATAAGTATGGGGGTGACTCTTTCGTTCACCCCCATACTCTGATGTTAATATTAAAGATATGTAATATGACAGAATTAATCATTAACGGAAAAGATGCCTTTACAGAATGGGGCATAAGAATGGGTGACGGCTTCCTCGATACTCTTAACGGATATTTCCCAATGAAAGAGTATATCACCAATAACGACCGCACGCAAGATGGGGTTCAGTATGTCGGCACTCCAAAGGTCAATGAACGCAGCCTTACCCTAAACTTCACTATGGAGGGCAGGGATGCGTCAGATTTCAACGCAAAAAATAAAGCCTTTGTGGAGGTTATGCGAGGGGGCGACGTGTCTATACAAGTTCCTAATGACGGCACGGATGTTTATCATCTCAAATACACTGGAAAGAGCTGCACATTTGCAAGGAATACAGAACGAACCTTTGCAAAACTCGGGCTTGCTTTCATAGAGCCAAACCCTACTAATAGGACATGATCACGAATATACGTATAAATGTAATTTTCTCATGTATTATTCTCATAATAAAGCATTTAATATCATGATCAGGATATAAAAAAGGGTAGCTTAACGGCTACCCGTTATTTTAGTCAAAATACGGATATTGGTTTTTGAAGAAGTCTTCTATATCCTTTACCAATGTCGGATTACTTGATAATGCTTTATTGTTTATCAACAGATATGCACTTTTCTCTTTATTCTCTTTGTGAAAAAAGAACTCATTACTAAAATAAGTAGCTACAATCGTAGAGTATACCTTATATCTCTTCGTTTCGTTAGAAGAACTTTCGTTAATTCTATTAGCTCCGACAAATCCAAAAGAGGCGTTAGGGTTTTTCTCATAAACACTTAGCATCACATTTATACAGGTGTTTATAATCTTTCTCGGCTCATTTGTACCCGTAAGTAATCGATATTTAAGTTTAGAATTTCTCCACTTTTTTGGATAGAATTTTACGGCAAAGACATCATGCTCGTATTGTTCTACAAGCACGATGTACCATAGATTCGATTTTGTTGATTTGAATGTATACAGGCTATTTCGTATGTGTCCATTCTCATTAATATGCTTATTCTTGTCAAGATACTCATTCATAAGAAATCTGAACGAGTATGAATTAGGTATATAATTCACAATAGATATTGATATACAGATATTCTCCTTTTCAGAAGCTCACCCTTAGACACATCTGACAGCACAAAGGTACTATTATTCTTCGCTTGTGCGTCATTCTGTTGCTTCAATTTAAGATTTCCCATAATAATGCCATAATTCCTTTAGTGTTGCAAAATTACACAAAAGTATATTGACATCCAAATAAAACCACTTAAAATTATGTAAATTACTTAGATAAACCGTTTAGATAAACCATTTAGGGCGTTTATCGACCTCCTTTGACCTGCCGTCGGTATTACCGACGTTAGCTTTTCGTCATCATCTAATGTGGAAATAGCATCTCTTGCATTCTTTATATCAAGGGCATTACACACGTCTTTGGCTACAAACCAAATATCTCCGTCTATATCAATGGTTGTAATTTCATTGAACAGCTGCTCTTCCTCACTCTGGTATTTGAATATCTGTAATTGCATAAATACTAATAACTCGTTATCTGTATAACATAGTCGCCCTTATTTACACTCTTCTTTGCTTCTTGCTATTCCAAGAGGTAAAGGATAAAAGTTGATGGTCGGGTAGTATTTCACATTCCCATTAAACTCATTTATATCTTTGATGTACACCAACATTATCCTATCATCAAATAAGCACTTTAAAGGGTACGCAAAGAAAGGCTCTCCGATATCTTTAGTAAAGCGCATATCTATCCAATCATACTTGCTTGATAGAAATTCATATGCTTTAATATAATTTCGTCTTGATGAAATTGTATCGTTTACTTTGACATCTATTGATACAGAAATATACTCAACCTTATTTTTAGCAGTATTATCCCTTATGAAAACTCTACTATTTAGACCTAAATATTTACCCCTATACATAACTGTTGTTATGTTAGGTTCTGAAATATCAAGACCATCAAGAAAATATCCTAATTTCGTTAAAGTCTTCACAAAAGGAACACGATTGTTATTCATGCTTATACCCATAAAGTAAGTATATTCTTGACAAACAGAAGGTAGCGAAACAAGTATGAAAACCAATGTGATAAGATACTTTTTCATATAGTTAGGGTTTAGTTATACTTTGACAAAAGTAAATATAATCATTGACAAAGGCAAGAAAAAAGAAAAATATGTTTTAAAAGAGATAGATAGCATTCAAAATACATTTTTGAATGTAACCTATAATGTATAATTATTAATTATTATATTTATTATATAATATATTTATTAAAGTGGACGGTGTTAATGTTGATGTCAATGCTGATGTCAATGTCTACTTTATAAAGATGTTGATTTTTAACATTTGATTACATTTGAGATTTCAGTTTAATTATTTGTCTTAGTTCGTTAAAACTATCTGGATTTTCCATATCCTCCCAAAAGAATCTCTTGTATCTATTCCTATTAAATCCATTTTCGTTTGTATAAACAAGAAGCATTTCCTTATCACAGAGAATTATAATAGGTGCTTCTAACAAATGTGCGTAAGAATTAGCTTGTTGAAACGCTGCATATACTTCTTTTTTGTTGCGCATGGAAAGTTTTGCTTCTATAAGTACTTTGGCAATGTAGCCATTATCTGTTTTTGTACAATGCAACGCAAAATCAGGATATATTCTTTCACCGCGTCCAGCCCGTAATGGAACTTGTCGCATGTAGTCTGTCATACCCATACTATCAAGTAAAGGTATTAATAAATGTTCTTCTACATCTTTCTCTAATTTTATATTTGTACAAGCTATTTTAGGTGCATATAAGACTGGTAATTTACTTGTATCGTACTTTTTTGTCTGTATTATTCGCAAAAACTCTTGATAATCCCTATTACTTATTTCCCATCCATTTACTCCTTGAAAGTTTTTCCTGACAAGTGGATGAGAAGAAAAGTATTCATCGTTCTTTAATTCCTGCAAAGTTACATGTGGTAGCTTTATTCTACTTCCTATGTATGTGTTAGCATAGTAATAAAAGAACGGGTCTATAACACCATCTGTTTGCGCTATCCACATACATGTTATTGCACATATAGGAGAGGTTTCGTAGTGTATGAGAATATCTCCTCGCATAGTATCCTCATTAGCTTGCCAAAATGTAAAATCCAAATCTTCTATTGGCATAATCTTCCCGCCAATAAACCATGCCTTAGACGGTTTCGGCAATTCTGTTGGAATATTCTTTGTAAGCCCTTGACCAAAGTCATAAAGCATAGCGCATAGCTCATACGGAGATAGTCCATTTTCTTTACGAAAAGAATATAGTATCTCGCATAGTTCCCAATAATACATACACCGTGCCCTATAATTACTCTTTTTAGGTGGTAATGGCAATTCTATGTCGAATATATCAAATACTTTTATAAGGTCAAAGAAATGGTATCGGAATATATTAGGAAAGAAATACTCTGGAGCCTTGAAAAACAACATGAAAGATATATCCATATTAGCCATGAGATATGTTTTATAGTCCGCTTTTTCTATAAAAGGTTCTCCATCATCAAACAATACCGCTCCATCTATTATTTGCTCGTATAGATTTCGTGCATCATCTATATTGGTTGGCAATAGCATCTTCTTGATTGCAAGTTCCCATAGAAGTTCACAACAATCTTCCATACTGTCTTTATCCGAAAACTTTGTTTCCATGGGGTTATATTTGGAAACAAGTTCATATATAGATATATCATGGGCAGCGTTTTCAAATAAACTAATAGTTTTCTTGCCGACATCGGTTTGTTTATACAAGTCCCATGTGTACTGATTAAACTTCATTCCTTTATTATGGTTACTTTGATAGGATTCCCACAATGGGGACAAACAATGTTGTTGTTTTCCTTTTGTACCTCCTCAGACGAGGCGAATAACTGCCACATAGGGACATTAAGAGCGGTGGCAATTTCTTCTGCTTTTTCTACAAGCAGCTTTCCTGCCACTTGGCGACTCAATGCTTGACGGCTTACGCCCATAGTGTCGGCAAGTTGCGAAAGAGTTATACCCTTTTCTTTTAATATTTCTTTTATTCTCATATTGCAAAGATAGCTATTATATATATAATGTAAATAATACTATTTACTAAATTATGTTAATAGCAATAATTTTATTACTATTTTATTTGTTAATGTAAATAGTATTATTTACCTTTGCATTGTGATTAAGAAACAAATATAAAACTATTAAACTATAAGATTATGAGTACTACATTAAAGAACACTATGAGAGAGGTAATGAATCTTGCTTGGCAGTTCGTTCGCAAGAATGGTTATACATTATCAGAAGCGTTAAAGTGCGCTTGGGCAAACATTAAGTTAAAAGCAGCCCTTAGCAAGCGAGTGGTTAAATTCTACTTTCAGAAAGTCGACGGCAGTCTGAGAGAGGCTTACGGCACTTTAATGAGTGAAAGAATACCAGCAACAAAGGGTACAAAGAAAACAGCAGACACTTGTCAAGTATATTTTGACACTGAAAAAGACGAGTGGCGTTGTTTCAAAAAAGCAAACTTAGTTAGAATAGCATAATATAATAAGGTATGAAAACATTAACGCTTATCATTAAGCAGTGTTTCTTTGACGAAATCATCAAAGGCACGAAAAAGCAAGAGTTTAGAGAGGTAAAGCCAACGACATTCAAGCGACTTGTACAGCTTGACGAAGACGGATATGAGTTAGAAGATGAGAACGGCAACGCTATCCCTATTCAGTATGATGCCTTGCAACTTTATGTAGGCTATGCGAAAAATAGAGCATCTGCACTTGTTGAAGTAAAGTCAGCCTATTGTGAGATTATCACAAACGAAAAAGGCGAGCCTATCATATACGAATGCGGCACAGATGAGAAAGGTGAGCCACTTGTATGGGTGGTAGAACAAGTAGTGTATAACTTAGGTAAAGTGCTTGCCTATAAACCAAAGGGACAATGAACAACTTACAAGAAACAGCATCATGGGTTAATGAGATAGTGGATAACGCTATCAAAACAGAGAAAAAACAACAATCGAAGCGTTGTAGTTTTACTCGCAAAAGATAAAAGAGATAGAAGATAAGAAAGATATATCTTTGCAATGTAGTAACCGCCTTAGTGGTGTTTGGTGGTAGAGAAGATATTTAAAGGGCATTAACTTCGAGGTC